TAATCAGGGCGGACCAGTGGCATTCGTACCAATGGGGTTCATTGATGGTAGCAGTGGATTTCAACTGCGCCGCCTTGACCCGCTGGCACACATGCCCAAGTACCTGTCGTACAAGAACGGTGTACCACTGTCGCACTTCCTTACGAGGGATAGCAGAACCTTGGTGGTGGTAGAGGACATGCTTTCTGCGATACGTGTGGCCGATCTGGGATGGCACGTGTACGTGTTGTGTGGTACGCACGCCGACCACATGCGGCTGGCCGAGTACCTCAACAAGCACGACATCTCAAAGGTGTCGGTGTGGTTGGACAACGACAACCCCCACGTGAGGCAGGCAGCTAGGAAAATCGCAGATTTTGTGCAGCTGCTTGGCGTGACTGAGACTGTGCTGATCACCCGAGAGGTGGACCCAAAGAGGCACACAGACACCGAATTGCGCCACCTGCTGGGGAACTCAATATGAGCACTGACATTCAACTACTCAAGGTACTTGAGACGCGAGATAACTACGCCAAGTATCGCCCCCATGTGAAGGGATATACGCTCATGGAAGAGTCCGAGCAATTCCTTGACGATATGGGCAAGTGGTACGCGGAAAACCCGAAGGCAGAGCGTATCGCGTGGACCACGTTTATGGTATGGGTGCGCGTGTCCCTACACCCGACCTGGAACGCTGGGCAGCTATCCACATGGGAGATGCTGGCTACCAACCTACAGAAGGCCCCCACACCTGACGTGGAGGCCATAGTCGCCCGATTCATGGACACAGACACCGCCGCGTTGCTGAAGGTCGAGCTGGACAAGGTGGTGGATGATGGTAGGCCCGCGAGTGCCGCGTCTGCCTTCGACGCGATGGAGGACCTGCTTGCTAAACGAAAGGAGAGGCAGGGCCCCGCCGGTACCGCAGATCTGCTGGCACCATTCGATTTGGACGACGTGTTTCGAGATCTGATCAGGAAGGATGGTATCGAGTGGAGATTGCCCGAACTGAACATGTCAGTGGGCCCGCTGGCCAAGAGCGATCTGGTGATCGTGGCCAAGAGGCCAGAGGTAGGTGGTACGTCATTCCTATGCTCAGAGGTCACACACATGCTGCAATTCTTACCAAAGGATGGTAAGGTGGCGTTCTTCAACAACGAAGAGGCCAAGAAGAAGGTGGTTGGCCGGCTGATGATGGCCGGGCTGAATAAAACAGGGATGGATTTGGCAGCCGATCCGGAGAAGGCGAAGGCTGACTGGAAAAAGTTCTTAGGAACTAGGCAGATTGATGTTCTACATGACACACGACTGAGCATACGCCAGATTGAGCGCGTGTTGAGGCGTCAACACTATGATCTGATCGTGTTCAACGTGTTGTGGAAGTTGCAAGGAAGCAAAGAGGAATCCGATATCGGGAAACTAGAGGACATGGTCCTTTGGGCGCGCACCATTGCCGATGTGCACGCTCCCGTTATCGGTGTATGGCAAGCTGACGGGGATGCGGAAGGGATGCCCTTCCCCTCACAGAATCACCTATACAAGAGCAAGACAGCCGTGCAAGGCGAAGCCGACGTGCTCATATTCATAGGCAAGACGGCCGACCCGGCGCAGGAGTACAGCAGATTCATCGGCGTGGTGAAGAACAAGCTGCCAGGGGGACCACAGACTAAACCGACCCTCAAACACGGCAGGTTCACCGTAACCATAGATTATGGAACAGGCAGGTACACGAGTGGCCTGAAAGGAGGAAAAATATGAGCAAAATTTCTTACAGGAGAAGGAAGAAAGCAATTCTCACGGAGAGGCGCCGGCTGGGTGTGCGCGTCATACCCGCAGATCTTTTTCATGTGATGCAATACGACTGGACCACATACCACGTGTGCTGGCCGCGTAATAAGGCGGAGGAGGTGTCATGAATGACACACTTGATATGCTAACCACCAAGCTGGGCTACCAAGAGGACTTGCTTGATGTCATCTTTGATGTCGAGACAACAGCGCGTGACGGTGACCCAAGCCCGCACATTGCGAGCAATCGCATGATGTGTATCGTTGCAAGATGCCCGGAGCTGAACAAAGTGTTCTACCAAAACCGTAGTGGCGGCACCATGGTACCAAAATTCGGGCATTTCTTAGAGAGCCTTGTGGTAATGTCTAACAAAAAAATTAGACTGGTTGCGCACAATATCAAATTCGACCTTGGCTACCTGATGCAGGGCAATCAGTTCGAGCAAGCGTTCCGCAACCACGTGCACGGTGTGTGGGACACCATGATAGCGGACTACATCTACTCGGGGCAACAGAACAAGTTCTCTAGCCTGAACGCACTGGCCGAGAGGCACGGGTTCGCAGGTAAACTGAGCAACGTAGAGTTTGATAAGGACGGAGCCCTGAACGTAGACCCCAAGGAATTGCGACGCTACTGCGAGCAAGATGTAGTGGTGACGAGCAAGGTGTACACATATCAGGCCGCGAATTTCCGTGAACAGCGCCACTTGGTGGCCGCACACAGTTGGGTTGCTGTGGCGTATGCTGAGATGGAGCGCACAGGGCTCAGATTAGACATGGACAGGGTGCGTGGGTACCAGAAGGTATCAGAGGCGCAAGCCCAGGCCCTAGCCGGTGACATGGCGGCCGTAACGATGGCTGCGCTCGACCCACACAATGAGCACAAGATAAATGTCACGGCAAACCGCACTATCTCAACGCTACTCCATGGTCGTCCGGGTATCAAGGTCATCGACAAGGTGAACGATGGCAAGTACATGAACGGCAATCAGAAATACAAACGAGTTGCGCGAGTGCTCGTACCTACCGTACCACTGGCTGGGGCGTACGCACAGACAGGTGACAAGGGCTACAACCCGACGCTTGGGTACCCGGTCAACGAGAAGGCCTTGCGTGAGTTGGAGGGCAAGGGGATAGCCCCCTTGCAGAAGTACCTCGAAACACTGGCAACATGGCGCAAGGTAACAAAATTGCTGGGCACCTATTGGGAAGGGCTGCCTGCCAAGTGTCCGAACTCCGAGCCCTTGCTGCACCCGTCGATACATCAGGTGACCACCAACACGGCGCGTAGCGCGTCGTCCAACCCCAATGGGCAGAACATACCGGAAGTGGTGCGCGCCACGATCATACCTGATGATGGGTATGAGTTCATTGACGTAGATTACAAGCAACTGGAGGTGTGTGGGCTGGCGCTATTGAGTGGTGACAGGCAACTCAACAAGGACCTGGACGAAGGCCTCGACGTGCACGTGGAGACAGGTAAGATGGTCTACCCCAACAAGGTGATGACCAAGGACGAGCGACGTGACGTGAAGATGTGCAACTTCCTGACCATATATGGGGGCAGCCCATCGACCATGGCCGCCTCACTAGGTATCCAGAAGGAACTTGCGCAGCGCATTCAAAAGTCCTTCTATGGTAGGTACCCCGGTGTTCAGCGGTGGCAAAAACGTATGATATATGACGCAGAACGGAACGGGTGGATACCGCCGGAGGCGGTGCCAATAGACGGACAGTTGCCGCGTAGATACGCCTTCACGGAGAAGCACGGCAGGAGACTGGTGTGGAACGAGAAGAAAAACCCCACGTGGATGCAGAAGAGAGGGGGTTCAGGGCTTGGGTTCCAACCAACCGAACTGAAGAACTATCGCGTGCAGTGCATAGCCACGGGGGATATCGCGCCGATATTTGTGGCGCTTGCCTACCTGTTGCTCATTGAGCTGCGTAACTCGCACTCGTCGGATAACCAGCGTAACCCGGACATTAAGCTGACGATGGTGGTACACGATTCGCTGCTGTCGCAGGTGCGCGTTGGGGACAAGCAGCTGGCAGAGAGATGGTTCGCTGGCCTGCAAGGGCTGGCCGGCAAGGGCGTGAAGATGGCGTTCAAGAAACTGTGGAATTATGACCTCACCATACCTCTCCGCCTGGATGGAGAGCGCAAGATGTCGTGGGGGCAAAAGAATCCGCGAGTTCTTGGGAACTAATTGGCAGACCTGTGGTCTAAATGAATGAAGGGACATTAAACGGAGAACAAACATGAACTTAGTAGCAGTTGGCACAATCGTTGCAATCAACGTAGAGGACAAGATCAGCAAGGCCAATAACCCGTACAAGGAGTACACGGTCGTGCTTGACAATGGCGAGAAGTATAGCGCCGGCATCAAGATGCCCAACCTGAAGGTGGGCCAGCAGATTAACATGCCGTGCGAAGAGAAGTTTGGCAAGGTGCAATTGGTGATGGATGGTGCAGCAGCACCAGTAGGACAGCCTGCGTACAACAAGCCGGCGGCCAAGCCGTACCAAGGCGGGAGCAAGTTCACGCCCAAGCCATTCCCGCTCCCAATGGACCATGGCGACAACAGCATAGTCAGGCAGAATTCGCTGACCCATGCACACAAGTTGTTGACTGAAAGCGGGTCGTACGGTGCCGCCGCACACGACACGGACATACTCGAAAAGAACCTGACGCTGCTGTTTCGTACCGCCTACAAGATCACCGAGTTCAGCACAGGACGTGCCGATGCCCGTGTGTTGGCCGTAGACCCGCTGGATGACGTGTCGTGAGATCGACTACGCACGACCAAGAGGAAAGCGTGGCCGAGCTGTTGGCACCAGACAAGGAGGTTGCGGTACTCAACAAGGCGGCCTTAATCACCTTGGGTGAGGACGTGGTGTCAGCAGTCGTTGGCAAGTTGCAAGGACGCAAGCGCAAGGCGCGTGACTGGGACAAGGTGGAGGGTGCAACGCTGCCCCGCCTGTGGGCCAGTGAGATGGGTGAGGAATGCACACGCAAGATGTGTTTCAAGTTCGTCTGGGATGGCCCGGTAGAACGGATGCTACCGTATGTCTACAACAAGTTCCTCATTGGTGAGGTGTTGGAGGCAACAACAGTGGCCTTCCTCAAACACACACGGCATTCGGTGAAGGGCGAGCAGGAGCGCGTCGAACACAAGGCGGATGGTGTGTCCCTGTCGGGCCGGCTGGACATGATCGTGGACCACATACTGTACGACGTGAAGACCATGACACCCTTCGGGTATCGTGATCTGATCAAGTCCGGCAAGGTGGGATGGGGATACGAGTGGCAAGTGGGGTACTACTACCACAAATTGAAAGTGAAGTACGAACTGGAGCACTGTGGGCTGTGGGCAATCAACAAGGTGTCCGGGCAGCAAGCGGCAGTGCTGGTCATACCCCCGATGTGGTCATCCATACTCATACGTGCCCAGGACCACACCAAGGCCATCATCACGGCCCGCAATGCACCGGGCATGTCAGGTATCCCAACACGTGAGTCCATGCCTGTGGCAAACCAGCCGGTTGCTGATGGCAAGTCAGGCAACATGAAGTTGCCTACTAAGTGCTCGTACTGCGAGTACAAGTGGGCGTGCAACACTGGCCTGCGCATGTTCAAGTACAGCAATGGCCCTGTGTACCTGACGAAGGTCAAGAAGTTACCGGCGGTGCCGGAGGTACCCGAGGTCGAGGCATTAGGAGGTTGACATGGCTAAGAAAAAGACACCGATGCGATCCAAGTTCGAGACGAACGTGGCTGCGTGGCTCACCGAGAAGGGAGTTGCGTTCGAGTACGAGGAGGAGACGTTCGAGTATTATGTGCCGGTGCGTGGCGGTAGGTGCATCCATTGTAACCACACCACGACAGAGAAATCACATTGGTATACACCAGACTTCTTCCTGGATAACGGCGTCATCATCGAGGCCAAAGGGAAGTTCGCACAAGCAGACAGGCGCAAAGTCGAGCGCACGATAAAGGAACACGGCGTTGACATACGCATGTTGTTTCTACGCGACAACCTAATTGGTCGCAAGCAATTCACCAGTACACGTTACAGTGATTGGTGTGACAAGCGCGGGATTAAGTGGTCGCTATGGCCCGAGGACAAGATACCAGAGGACTGGTTGGATTAGTTCCTAAGAACAAGGAGATTGATATGCGAAAAGAATTCAAATTGATCATGCCGGCAAGGTGCTTTTCCGCTGTGTATGGTTCCGGAGGCTTCCGCTTTTGTAGGCAGGCGTTCGTAAAGGTTACCCACGTGCCGGACGACGCAGGTGAGTGCTGGATGGTGGCCACCGACAAGGCGACGGCGGACACCTACCGCATCACGAGACCGCGCAACTTCACCATGTGGGGGAGCGACTGCCAATTCCAGGTCTCTAACCTGACCAACATCGGGAGCAATACCCTCTATGTTGCAACACGACGTGCCTTGGCAATACTTTACGCCGCCGGGTACCGACATGTGCACTTCGAGTACGAGGGGTAGCCGTGGAGACATTCATTGAGAGCTGCCTTGCGTGGAACTACACGGTCGAGCAGACGCAACGTATGTGCAAGAGCAGGTACGGTGCGACACCCAGTGCCGACCTCATCAACGAGATCTGGGACAAATTAGAAAAGGAGACCAAGACATGATCAGAGAACTCTTGCCATACTTGTTTTACTTGGCTGGCAGCCTGTGTTTTATGGCCGGCAGTCTCGTCGTAATATGGAGGACAATCACATGAAGCTAACATTCGCACTGTTACTATCCATCCTGCTGTTAGGGTGCGAGGGGTTCGAGGACATGAACGCGGCGGCACATGGCTGCTACATGTCAGGGTACAACTACATGGCCGTTGAAATGCAGGCGCATGATAGAACTTTGCACCAGCACTACACGACCAGGTGTGTGGGGCCACAAAGGGAGTTGGACAATGAGTAGTATGAAGATACTGACGCTGGATATTGAGACAGCGCCCAACCTTGGCTACTTCTGGCAGACACGTAAGACAACGATCAATCAAGAGATGATCCTGTTGCCAACGTACATGCTCTGCTGGGCAGCCAAGTGGCTGGGCAAGAAGAAGGTGATCTACCGGAACGTCAACGACCCGGATTTTTTATCAAAAATTTGGGAGCTGTTAGACGAGGCGGATGCCGTGGTGACATACAACGGTATATCGTTCGACCGCAAGCACCTGAACAGGGAATTCTTTGAGAAGGGTTTGCCACCGCCGACTCCGTCGTTCAACATCGACCTGTACCGTGTGGTATCACGGAACTTCAAGTTCCCGAGCCACACGCTGAAGTATGTGTCGCGTAAGATACTCAAGGACACGAAGGCAGAACACTCAGGCATACAGACGTGGTTCGGGTGCATGAGTGACGACCGCAAGGCGTGGCGTGAGATGAAGGGGTACAACATACAGGACGTGCAAGTGACAGAGGCTCTGTACTTGCGCTCGATCCCGTGGATACACAACCATCCCAACCATGGCCTATACATCGAGAACCAGGAGGACCCTGTGTGCCGTAACTGTGGCAGTGAAGAAGTCGTTGCGAAGGGCTGGGAAGCCTCGGCCGTGTGTGGGTACCAGCGGTACCGGTGCAACGCTTGTGGTACGCCACTGCGTGGACGTTACGCAATCAAAGGAGGCAAGGCTGCCCGGCAGATCTTGAAATGAAATGATATCAAGGAGGATTGAGTGGTTCGATAGGCTGTCCGAGAGGGACCCGGATGATGTGGTGTGCGAGCTGGACATCACGACGGCCGAGCTGATTGCACGCTTCCCCGATAAGGTGTGCACATACTTGGACAACGAAGTTCTTGAGGATCGGGTTTATTCAGACGAGGAGGTGCAGGATGATTAAGCTAGTGAAAGAAATTTTAGC